GTGAGAAGAGGAAGATCTTGATGAAGCTGCAAAACCTGATTATATCGATTTAGATAAAGACGGTGACAAAGAAGAATCTATGAAGAAAGCTGCTGCTGATGCTAAAAAGAAAAAGCATGGTAAAGACGACGATAAGAAAAATGAGTCCATTGATCCTTTACAAGAAGCAATTGCTAACTTACTTCGTAAGCATCTTAGAGGTTAAAAACATGTCCGGTAAGTATAAAAGTTGCTCTTAAATTGAGCAGGAATAAGTTTATACAAAAACTATTATTATTACATTCAAAAGAGGAACAAACAATGTCATTAGACAAAGCGTGGAAAGATTTTTTAAATGAGAGTGTTGATGAAAAGACTATCTTTACCTATATTCAAGGTCTCCAAGAAATTATTTCCAATCTTAAGCCAAGAACACTAACTGAAAAACGAAGGTTACAGTTAGCCAAACAACACTTACGTGAAGTTAAAAGATTTGCACGTAAATTGAATAATGATATTGGTGTTCTTCAAGAAAAACTTAATATACTGGAAGAGTCAAAAGGGGATGAATAATGGCGAAAGCTAATACTCATCTCACACACTTAGAAGAATTGGTGCTTACCCAAGGCTCAGCCGGCTATAGCATGGCTAGAGCCTTCCTTCTAGAGCTTTTAAAGGTTCTTAAGGGTAACACCAAGTCTAAGATTCAAACGTCCGTCAAATGGGACGGAGCGCCTGCTATTTTCGCTGGTACAAATCCTGAAAATGGTAGGTTTTTTGTTGGTACTAAATCTATTTTTAATAAAGTACCAAAGATTAATTATACAGAAGAAGATATTGTTAAGAATCATGGGCACGCGCCCGGACTAGTTGATAAATTAACTAAAGCTTTACGGTATCTACCATCTCTTAAAATCCAAAACATTCTGCAAGGTGATTTTATGTTTGACGATGGAATGGTGTCGACTATTGAAGTTGATGGTGAGCCTCATTATCGCTTTAAACCAAACACCATTACATATACAGTTCCTGTAAACTCTGATCTTGGAAGAGAAATTGGTGAGTCTAAGTTTGGAATTATTTTTCACACAACTTATAATGACTTAGATGGCAATGCTAGTTTTGGCGCTGATATATCTGGACTTAGAAAAACACCCGGAGTGTGGTTTGATGATGCGTACTTTGATGACAATACGGGTGTTGTAACATTAACTGAAGATGAAGAAGCTGAAATTACTAGATTAGTAACGGAAGCTGACGAAGTTAATGAGCGTATCAATTATGAGGATCTGCCATCAGCACTTTTAAACATTTATATTAACAGTGAAATTAAAGCAGGTAACTTTTTGGAAGATCCAGAAAGCTCATATGTCGGATTCTTAAACTGGTATTCACAACGTTCACAAAAGAAGATAAACAATCTTAAAAGTGTGAAAGGTAAACAAAAAGCAACACAAAACACTAAACAGACTTTACAATCTTTTAAAGAAAGAAGAGAAGACATAGAGAATATTTTTAGAATTAGTCGATTATTATTTGAAGCTAAAAACATTTTTATTCAAAAATATAATAACGCTGTATACAGAACAAGACATTTTATTGAAAATGAATCTGGAGATTTAGTCGCTAGTAATCCGGAAGGATACGTTGCTGTCGATCACAAAGGCAACGGAATAAAATTTGTTGATAGATTAGAATTTAGTAAAGCTAATTTTGCCATTGATAAAAGTGACAAGTTCTCGCCTGAACTAAATGAAGATGAGGATGAAGACGATGATCCGGTGATTGATGATGAATATCCAAAAACCGTAGCCGTCGTGCCCGGAGCTTTTAAACCGCCACATCTTGGACATTTGGATATGGTGCGAAAATATGCTAACATGGCTGATGAAGTTATTGTCATAATATCAAAACCAACCAAACAAGGAAGATATTTACCTAACGGTCGGGAAATTACTTCTGCAGATTCTCTCAATATTTGGAACATATTAGCCAGTGATTTACCAAATGTAGATATAGTTACCTCAAAAACACACGCATCACCTATCAATGCTGCATATGAATATGTTGGTGAGGAGGGTCCTGTTAATATTGGTGACACTGTTATATTAGGTGCTAGCACTAAAGATGACGACTGGAAAAGATGGCTCGGCGCAGAAAAATACGTTAAAAACGGGGTAAAACTGCTCGATCCAGAAAAAACCGCAGTTAATCCCACAGTGCGCGATAGTGGAGAGCCATATAGCGCAACAGATTTTCGCAATGCGCTCGGTGATCCTAACAACAATCGCGAAGAAATTGCCGACTTTGTTGGAGCACAGAACGTTAACGCAGTATTAGATATACTTGGGCTCGACACCATCGGTGAAATGTCAGGAGCGGGTGCTGTTGGGGGATATGCAGCCCCTTTGGGATATGGGTCGGTTAGACCCAAAAGCAAAAAGAGAAAGAAAAACGAATACATCGATTTAAGTTTGATTGATGAGGTTATGAAACTAATTAAGGAAAGAGGCATTGTAAAATGAACCAACAAGAAGAACAAATCTTAAGACAGAGTATAAGAGAAATTATTCGCTCTGTCAAGAGTAAAAAACTAAATGAAGAAATTCAACTTCGTAAGTTAATCCAAGGTTTTTTGGATATTGAATTTAAAAACTTGAGTGAAAAAGTCAGTGACACGGACCCAACTCCAAATAAGTCTACTGGAATTAATGTTTTGGAACAATTATTAAAAAAGATTGTTCCTATTGTAGAAGAAGATTATAAGTCTTTAACAACAAATAAAGAACAAAGAGATTCTTACAGATCACATATTGTTAACGCTGTAGTTAATACTTTAACTCCCGTTGAAATCAATAATGATGCACACAAAGGTGAGTCTGAAGGCATAGAAGATATGGAAGAGGAGGTATCGATTAATGTTGGCGGTTCTGATGATGATAAGTTTATCGATATTCGCACTGATGCCGAGAAATCTGCAGATGATGAAGAAAAGGAAGTGGATCCGAGAGATTCGTTCGGAGCGGGCGTCGAAGGTGACGAAACTGGGCGTAATGTGGCGTACCAATCGTTCAAAAAAATAGAAACAAATATTATTGATGCTTATGAATTACTTTCAAATCCTGAAGACCAAGAATTGTTTTATGATTATTTAATCGCGAATCTTAAACTTTACTTTAAAAAGTTCGAGCAAGAATTAGAACCATCAGTCGATGAACCTACAAACAAGGCTTATGATATGGCGGCCGCTGATCAACCAGCAACTGAGCCTGCAGGTGATGATGCAACTGAATTAGAGTTATAATGTCTGAAAAAGAAAAAACTATCACAGAATTATTAGAAGATGAATTTGGATCCACTTTAGCTGGAGTTACCGATATCGATAATTTAAAAGAAGCTTTATTTATTGCAAATAGAGTTACTGACGAGCAAATTAAAAAAAATTTACCGGATGATGTTGATCCCAATAATCTAGACTCTATAATTCGACCTGCAAAATATCGAAGAGACGAAGACGGTACCCTCGTAAAAATCAAAGATAAGTTCACTTTAAGAGATCTTATTTTACAAAATCAAGAACCTCAGACACTAATGGCAGAAATAATTGATGCTTACATTAATTCTAAATTAGGTGGATCAGAATAAAATCAAAAAATATTCGTTTTTTACTTGACAAGATAAAAAATCAGTATTATAGTTAAACTGTCAGTTGTGAAAGTCTATGAAAGATTATAGTACTATCAATAAATTAAAAGATCATAATATTATTAATGATCAGTTATTAGTTTGTATTAATAAACTATCACTTGAAGATCTAATCGCTATCAAATTAGAATTATCTACTAATTTACTAAATAACAGATTATATGGTTTAGATATTTGGAATAAGATGGATTCTATTACTAAAGAAGCTTTATTAAAATTTTCTTTATCAGTTACGAAAACTAAAGCTGATGCTAGTAGATTTTTAGGTATCACACAACAGAATTTTAATAGAATTTGTAAAACATATAAGGTATTTGAAAATGAAATTAATTAGTATGCTCAGCTTGTTAACATGTGGACCTGCTGAACTTGAAACACAAAAGACAGACACACAATCAAAAGTTGCTGAAGAAATTCCAACTGAGTTTGGTGTTATTGCTGCTGAAGGTTGTTCTCAAGCTTCTGTTGGCTCAACAGCGTGTAATATTGTTCTCTATGACCAAAATAAAGAGGTCTGGCAATTAAAAAATCAAAAAGATAAGATTGTTGTGTTAGATTTCTCAGCTATGTGGTGTGGTCCATGTCAGCATGCTGGTAGTTTTACACAAACTATTCAAGATAGTTATTCTAATGTTATCATGGCTACTATTCTAATTGATGGTTATTATTCAGGTATTGAACCCACTGAGGAAGAAGTTAATGGTTGGGTAAGCAATCATGGTATTACTACAGCACCGGTTTTGTATGCCAGTAGAGAGCTAATATTCGATACTACTGGTATTGGTTTAGACGGATACACTATAACTGGGTTTCCTACTTATGCTTATGTGGACACAGATGGTAAAATTCAATATATGCATACTGGTTTTAATGAATTGTATGTGAGAAATATTATCGAAGGTTTACAATAATGTGGAAAGTTTATAAATACGATGGAAATTATATTCAGGGTGATTTAGTTAGCAAGCATTCATCTGAAAATGCAGCATTAAAAGCAGCTAAAAAAAATATTGGTCACACTCACACTAAAAAGAAAAAAGTCAATAATGAAATTAGAATTTGGCTTGATAGTGTTAATCATACACCTATGGGTGTCATAATAAAAAATACTAGAGGATCTAGTTAGTATAGATAACGGGGGTGCCATGGTTTCGACAGGGTACTAAAGAAAAATAGTGCAAGCAGGTTAGATACGACCTTAACAGTTCAAAATAATTTAGTTGCAAATAACAACTTACACTTTGAACAGCGCTTAGCCGCTTAGTAGGGAGGCTGATTAGAGCCTTCTATCCAATCTAATCAAAACAACAGACAAGTTGTAAAAATCAAAAAACTTATCGCAACAGGATGGTAAGCGATATTTTATAACCATCTATCTTTGTCAGTTTGTGATAGAAACTGAATAAGCTTGTGAATGACTACAATTGGAAGTATTCTGGACGCGGGTTCGACTCCCGCCACCTCCACCATCTAAAGGAATACTATGAATATGATTAACTGGTTGCAAAATTTTTATAGCAACGAAAAAAAAGAAAAAATAATTAATAGAATTGTAAAACCAATTGATTCAATTGAAGACGCACTTTGGGATATTAAAGAAGATTACGATCTTGAAACTGAAGAAATTGAAAAAACAGTTCTTGACAAAAGAAAAAATATAGAGTATATGTATAAGTCTATAAAAGAAAAAACTAATGGTGATTTATGAGTGAAGAAAAAAAAGCAACTGTGATGGTCTCTGGTGGCTTTGACCCAGTTCATGCTGGACACATCAGAATGATTAGACACGCAGCGCAATATGGTGATGTAATTGTTATCGCCAATTCAGATAATTGGCTTTACAGAAAAAAAGGTTTTGTTTTTATGGAATGGGACCGCCGCGTTGAAATTTTAAACGCTATCAAAGGTGTTATTTTAGTTGATTCAGTTGATGATACCGATGGTACTGTTTGTGAAGCTATCACCCGACATAATCCCACCTTTTTTGCGAATGGTGGTGATCGAGGCAAATCTAATACTCCAGAGCAAGCAGTTTGTGAAAAGCTTGGTGTTCAACTTTTATGGGGTATTGGCGGCGAAGAAAAATTAGATAGTTCTTCTGAGCTTGCTAAAAAAGCCCGAGATTTTAACTCTCCTGAAAAACGTGGTGATGTAAAACATTCCGGTCGATGATTTAGTACTGTATTTAGAATAATGGGCAATGAAAAAACTTTAAAACTTGATTCTTCATATAGACCAATTGAAGTGATAGACGCTCTTGAAGCATTAGTTCTTTGTTTGGTTGGAAAAGCGCAAGCACTAGAAAGCTATAGCAGTGTAATCAATTCAGTAAGCGAAAGTTTTAACTTACCTGCAGTAATTGTACTTAAACGTATTGTAAAATTCAGGTACCACACCATTCCATGTCATAGAAAAAATATTATATGGCGTGATCAAAATCAATGTCAATATTGCTCAAAGCATTTTACGGCCGACAAATTAACCATAGACCATGTATTGCCTCGTTCAAGAGGTGGTAAAAATAAGTGGAATAATCTAGTTGCAGCTTGTAAAAAGTGCAACCAGCGAAAAGGTGATAAAACACCAGAAGAAGCTAATATGCCACTTTTAAAAGAGCCCAAAGTCCCTAGATCTGATATATTTAAAAATATAAGCGATTGTCAAGTATCATCAAAATGGGATTATTATCTTTGGTAAGCATTATTTGATTGACAGTAACAATCAAATACGTTATGATTACTATAATGCCCCTTAGCTCAGTTGGTAGAGCAGGTGACTGTTAATCACCTTGTCCGCGGTTCGAGCCCGCGAGGGGCAGCCACTTAACAAAGGAGAAAACATGTCTGTTGTAAAAAGACTACAATCACTAAACTTGCCTGAAGACGCAATGATTACGCTCACTCGTGAAGAGGGAACAGATGTCTTCGTTTATAATGAAACAGAAGTAGAAGATGCAATGAATGAAACAAGTGTTATTCATGATTTTGCGTCTTTAATTGCTAACACTAAACTTGATGCTCGTAATCAATGGAGTGGTAATATTATTCAACATCTTCGTGATAATGAATATCTTGAAGAGTATGAACGTGGTAGTTTTGCATTTGAAGATTTTCTTGCTGAGATGCTCACAGAAAATTTTTATGATACTGATTTAATTGAACATTCTACTGAGAAATATGATCACAAAAGAGGATTTTGCACTTTAACAGCACGAGTGGAGGTACCGCTCGCTAATTTTGTGGAAGTTAATCCGTTTGTTTCTGGTTGGACTGTATCTGTTGAAACCAATAATGGCACTTTATCATTTGATGCATAGCGCTGTTCTGCTCGCTTAATAAGCAGAAGGGGGCTGCCGACCCAAACGTAGGCAGAGGTTTCCGGTTATCCTAGTCCATGGCAAAAAACCGGTTTTATTGGGGTGAAGCGCCACTGGCAGGTGCACCGGGTTGTTACCCCGGCCGTTGTTGGTTCAAGTCCAGCCGCCCCAGCCATTTTTTAAATACTATCATATTTACTATGTGGAAGAAGTAGCAGAGTTGATGATTTTAGCTATGGTAATGTTCCTTGCTGCTTTTTTCTGTTTCAAAGTTTTATTGTTGCCTAATATTACAATGTCAACAATTGAAAAAGTACATGACATCGAAAAGAAAATACGCGATAAATGATAAAGTCTTAATTAGAGGCTTTACTAAACCAGTTGTTAAAGTCATATTAAAAAAAAGATATGAACCTGCGAAAAATATGCTCGGTGTTTCTGGCTGGTATGCAAAAATAATTTATAAAAAAGATGTTTATAAGTTAATAAAATCTGGTGTACCATATAAGAAAGATGAAAAACCCACAGTTTGGGTTTTTGATTGGCAAATAATTAAAAAATTGCCCGCATAGCTCAACTGGTAGAGCAACGGTTTTGTAAACCGTAGGTTGGGGGTTCAAGTCCCTCTGCGGGCACCATTCATTATGACAACTAAATTAGATCACATAGGGCTTATTGTAGATGAGCCTCGACTTGCAGCAAAATGGTATCAGCTTAAATTCAATGCTGAGATTTTGTATATGGATGACACTTGGGCATTTGTACAATTAGAAAATGTAAAGATCGCATTTGTTATTAAGGGTCAACATCCTCAGCATTTTGCTATTGAAGTTGATGAGTTTGATGAGGATGACGTTCTAAAAGAACACCGAGATGGTTCTATATCAACTTATAAGAAAGATCCTTGGGGTAATATTTACGAATTAATAAAATACCCAGAAACTTCTTGACATTGATATAAGTTAATGTTAAATTATTAGTATTACTGGAGGGTAATATGAATCATTTGGGCTATGCCTGTATTAATATGGGCTTTTCTTCGTTGCCTAAAAAACAACGCATCACAACTAACCGAAGTATGATTCGTCGCACTTTTGATGAACGCGGTATTGAGTATGCATCAGAATTAGCTCTGCAAAATCTTAGAGATTTGCGAACTATTCTTGAATGGAATTTGAAGAACGAAATTTACTTTTATCGACTTTCTTCAGATATTATTCCTTGGGCTTCTGAATATAGTCTCTCAGATATGCCTAATTTCGGTGCTATTCACGCCGCAGCACTTAGGGCGGGTAACTATGCCCGAGAGCATGGAATGCGCCTCACAGCGCATCCGGGTCCGTTTAATAAACTGGCATCTCCAAAAGAACGTGTGTTTCAACTTACTAAAACAGATTTATCAGTTCATGCTGAGTTGTTTGATCTGATGGGTTTACCTCGTACTCCATATGCCAAGCTTAATATTCATGTCGGTGCTGCTTATGGTGACAAGCCGTTTGCCCTTGATAATTTTTGTCGTAACTTTGAGCGTCTACCAGAAAATGTACGTTCACGGTTGACTGTTGAGAATGACGATAAAGAGTCGCTGTATTCAACACTGGAACTATACGAGGGCGTTTACAAGCGCATTGGCGTTCCAATTGTGTTTGACTATCATCATCACATGCTGCACACCGGTGGACAAACTGAACAAGAAGCACTAGAGCTTGCACTTTCCACATGGGGAGATATTAAGCCTGTGGTTCACTATGCAGAGTCTCGTTCGGCCGAGCATAATAATCCTAAAATTAAACCACAAGCACATTCAGACTTGGTGTATAATACACTTAATGATTATGGTCACGAGTTTGATATTATGATTGAAGCTAAACACAAAGAATTAGCACTAATGAAATACCGTATTCTATTAGAACAAAAGGGGGAGTGATAATGGAAATGTATCAAGTTTTTATAAATTGCGTTGTAGCGTTTATCGTCTTAGGATTTACGTTCTCGCTTTATATATTAGATAATATGGATAACTAATGTCAGATAAAGTATACTATGATGAAAGTTGTTATGTTTGCTCACTAGAAATAGCTGCTGTTCGAGACCGTGCAGAAGCATGTGGAATTGAGTTTATAGACATTAGTGCTGATGACTTTGACGGAGATATCAAAGACTTTGAAAAAGAAATGATTGGCTGGTTTAGCTCAAAAGCAACAAAAGGACCTGAAACATTTCGCCTAATGTATGATAAAATGGGATTTAAGAAATCTGTTTGGTTTTCACGACTTCCAATTATTAGAATTATTTTTGATACGGGTTACTATGTTTTTGCATTTGGAATCCGTCCATATTTACCGAGGAAAAAGAAATGAAATTTATTAAAGATTTTCTCTTCAACAGAGAAATTAAAAGTATTAACAAAAAAATTGCAAGACTACAAACTCAAGCGCTTGAACTACAACGCAATGGAAAGCTTAGGTTGTACGCTGAAGTTATGAGAGAAATTGATATAGCATCAACTTTATTAGTTGAAAAACTTGATAGTCGTAAAGAGCAAAGTTATACTGAACCAGACAGCGATCTAGTTGATTACGATGGTATGGGAAATCAGGGTCGATTCCCAGCGGGCAAAAAGTAGTGGCAAGACAAGAAGTTGACAGCACATATTTTGATAAGTGGAACCCAAATGTGGACTACAGCAAACACCCAGAGCTTTATCGAATTGGTCGAGGACAGCAGGGTGTATTAATTTGTGAGCCATATAAGTCTGATATATGTGCCTATTGGAGATTTAAAACTGTTCGCGAAGCTCAAGTATCCAGTCAAAATATTCTTGTGATGTTTTACGATTATTTGAATAATGAAGATTTTGTTGGTGCTGACATGGCTAAAAAGTTTTTACACATGGGATTTACCCGTGCTCGTAGATATGCTAACCACCGCGATGGTAAAAAATATAACGATGACGGAACTATTATTCCACAGGAGCCCGACGCTATGACATGTGAAAAAGCGCAATCAGCAAGAATCTTTTATTCAGCATGGAAAGAGGCTCGCGAAAACAAAAAATATCTTCAAATGAAATCTGAACATAAAAGTTTATATGGTTATTAAAAGCTATTAAATACTATTTAATGTTAGCGAGTCTAGTATGGCTAAAAAAAATTATGTGTTAGATACAAGCGTTTGCTTAACCGACGCTGATGTACTTTTTAAGTTTGATAATCACGACATATTTCTACCATTAAAAGTCTTAGAAGAAATTGATGGACATAAAAAGCGTCAAGATTCTGTCGGCGCTAACGCTAGAAAAATCATACGAATTCTAGATGATTATCGCTCCAAGGGTAGTTTAGAAAAAGGCATTCGTATTGATAAAGGTAAAGGTATTTTAAAAGTAGTATCGTTTACTGATTTAAAACAAGTTATCTTTCCACCTGATTTAGATTTGCGACATCCTGATCACATAATTATCGCAACTGCTAAGACTATTCAGGCAAACAAAGATAATCGAAAAACTATCGTAGTTTCTCGTGACATTAATATGCGAGTTATATGTGATTCTGTAGGGATTACAGCCGAAGATTACGTTTCAGAAAAAGCTGTAACATCATCCGACGATCTTTATAATGGATTTGTTGTGGCTAATTTTGATGATGAGGTAATTGATAGATTTTATTCTGGAGAAGACATATATCCGCAAAGTCTTAGCGAGGAAATGTCTGGAATTATTTATCCAAATCAATATGTCATGATGGTTAGTAATGCTAATGAAAAAAAATCTGCGCTAGCTAGATTTAAATCAGAGCATGAGCCACTGTCCAAAATAGTGCATAAAACACTACCTGATTGGAAAATAGAATCTAGAAATAAAGAACAAGCATTTGCAATTGATATGCTTATGGATCCAAAAATTAAAATCATCTCTCTCGTCGGTCGCGCCGGATCTGGTAAAACACTTTTAGCCATTGCGGCCGGTTTGCAGCAAACAATTGGTTTAAGACAAGATGAGAATAACTATTCAAGACTTATTGTATCACGACCAGTTCAACCACTTGGTAAAGATATAGGCTACTTGCCCGGAACTATGGAAGAAAAAATGTTACCATGGTTAATGCCTATTCAGGACAACTTAAAGTTCCTAATGGGAGATCGTACATCACTTGAAATGTACATGGAAAAAGGCAAAATTGAGATAGAAGCACTTACGTATATTCGTGGACGATCTATATCAAATGCTTTTATCGTAATTGATGAAGCTCAAAATTTAACAAAACATGAAATTAAGACTATTATTACTCGTATTGGTGAAGGTACAAAAATAGTTTTGACTGGAGACGTTGAGCAGATTGATAATGTATATGTTAACGAAACCTCAAATGGATTAGCGCATGCTGTTGAAAGCTTTAAGAATTACCATATTTCAGGACACATGACATTCAGGAAAGGCGAACGATCTGAACTCGCAACTCTAGCATCAAAAGTTTTGTAAACAAAAAACCAATAATTTATTATAATATTATAGGAAGGTTATTATGAATGAAGAAAAAATTATTACTGAAAAAGAATACAATCGTGAAGACTTATTGAGCGTAGTCGTACAACAGGATTCAGAACTTAAAGAACATCTTGTAAGGTACGTTGGTGAAAAGTTTGATCGTGAAGAAGTAACTGTGCACATGATTGCAGAAATTATGGCACATGAGTTTCCAGAGTTCATGGTTTCAGTCGCTGAAGAAAACTTTTTACGTGGATACAAATTAGGATTAGATGATGGAACAGAACTCCTTAATAAGCAGAATGAAGGAAGCCACTCAGAAGAGTAACGTAGATTTTTATACTCCAAACGGCTTACATGTATATTTTAAAGATGAATTATTAAATGACGACTTAAATGTTGAAAAAGTAATTTCTAAATTTGAATCTCTTTTGCCAAAAGATTTTTCATCGCTTATCGAAATGATTATAGTTGGACAGTTTGAGGAATTTGAAGAGCGTTCAATTAACGCTTTTTATGATTCTGGCACGATTTACGTATCAAACATACAAGACGATTTTAATGATTTACTAGACGACATAATTCACGAAACTGCACACGCTGTTGAAGAACAGTATGGGTTTGAAATTTATGGCGATAGAAAAATACACGATGAATTTCTACAAAAAAGAATGTTCTTGCATGATTTGCTTTGGAATATGGATTATCGAGCACCTCGTTCTTTTTTTAATGATGTAGAATTTAATCAAGAATTTGATGATTTTCTTTTTAAAAAAGTTGGGTACGATAATTTTAGAAAAGCAACATCGGGAGTGTTCTTAACTCCTTATGCAGCCACATCGTTACGTGAATATTTTGCTACTGCATTCACAGAATATTACATGGACTCAAATCATAAATTTTTATCTAAGGTTGCAAAAACACCATTTGAGAAAATAATTTCAATTAGTAAGCCAAATGAACTTGACAGCTATTACTAGACCTGTTACATTAAATTAAAAAGGTATTATTATGTCTCATATTTCTTACTCCGAACTTAAAGATTGGAGTTTTTGTGCTTTTTACCACAAGCTCACTCGTATTGATGGCATTGATGGTTTTACCGGTAATGAATATACAGCATTCGGTTCTGCTATTCATTCTGTGTGTGAGAAAAAATTACTCAATGAAGAAATTGAAGAAGATTTTTTTGTAAAAGAACTTAAAAAGAACATTGCAGAACTTGAAGATGATGTAGATAACAAGCTTGTTCATCAAATGATGAAGCAAGGTGGCAATATTATTCCAGAAATTGACGATGCACTTTCTGAATACTTTGAAGAGTTTGAGGTCTTAGCTGTTGAAATGCCACTGTATGAGCCAATTGAAGGTGAAGACAAACTGTTTAAAGGATACATCGATGCAGTGGTAGCCACCCCTGATGGAAAGGTTCACATTTTTGATTGGAAGACCTGCTCTTGGGGTTGGGATTCACGTAAAAAAAGTGACAAAATGGTGACATATCAATTAACTTTGTACAAACACTTCTTTTGTCAAAAAATGGATATTAATCCAAAAGACGTAGAAACTCACTTTGCACTACTTAAACGTACAGCTAAGAAAAACAATGTAGAATTTTTTAGAGTTACAAGCGGACCTAAAAAAACAGAGAATGCTCTTAAACTTTTAAACACCGCGCTGTACAATATTAAAAATCAACGATACATCAAAAACAGGCTATCCTGTACTGGTGGATATGGTTGTAAGTTTTATAAGACAGAACACTGTCCTTGAGGAATAAATGAAAAAACATAAAATTTTAGTTTTGTCTGATT